ACCCAGCGCATCATGCGCATCCAGGTAATAATCAAAGACATTTTTCCTAGCTCCATTTTTAAGGTAAAAGTTCCCAATCAGATCATTATCAAAAAAAACTGCTAATTTCTGTTTTTTCTGGAGATCGAACGGAATATTGCTTTTGGTGCGCACAGTGAAAGACAAGGTATTTATACTGATGTTCTCAGATATTGCATTGATCTCTTGTATACAATCAGTAGTAACCAGCTCATCGGACAGGAAATCTCTGTAGATGCCGTAATCTATTCTGGTGAGGAACACCGGCCTGTACGGCTTTGAAGTCTTTTTAAATGTTATTGCAAGCATGTTATAATTTTGAACATAGTTATTGCAAAAATAGCGGCTACTGTCCGGTGAAAAATCCTTAGATGAAAGCAAATGGCCGTCCTCGTACCATTTGATATTTAACCCGGTTGCATAATCTCCAGAGAGAAGATTGAACGTAAGCAGAATACCTACACTAGAGAACTTGCCATTAAATGTTATGGTAAGGGTCGGCTGATTCATCATAATGTCCCGTCCGCCAGACGGATAAAGGAACACACGTGGATAAAGGCCAATTTGTGGAATAAGGCCAGAAGTTTTTATAGAGTAGCCGAATATGCCGTCTTCGTTTGACCACTCGTCACTGATATATCCATAATCTTCATGATCTTCTGGGATATTTATGTACTGACCATTCAAAAGGGAAAATCCCGGATAGCATAGTGCATATCCGGGATAAGTCAGATCATCCCGCCGGAGATCCGGAAACTCTCTTCTTGTCGTTGTTGCATTTGGGTATAAACCAGTTTTTGGGTATAAACCTTTATGTGGTCGTAAACCAGTATCCATGATTTTTGGGAGACTATTATCTTTTGCGTATGGTGCCACATCGTCATAAACTATTTTCAGTCCGGCCCCGGCTGTTTTTGATCTCACTTTTTCTTTCATATCATGTCCTCTGCGGCTCCATTGCGATAAAATCAATAGATAATCCGCTCCATTTATTTATGTCGTTCCCGTCTTTGTCTTTTTCTTTTTTTAGCTTGTCTTTACCGTTTGTAACATAGGCTTCAAATTCAAGCGTTTCCTGACCGTAAGGAAAAGACATCGTGTGGGACTCAACCGGAGCCGAAATGATATCATAAAACGTATCATAATCTGCCCTGTTGCTTTTATCCGGGTCTACGGTTAGTGTGTAGTTATAGAATGTACCTATAATGTCCCTGTACATCCTACGGGATTGCACACGCCCGGAATTATCGCTATCGGTAACAGCAAAGCTGCGTTCCAGGTCTGTAACCTGGATGCGCAGATCTAAGCCATCAATAGTAAAAACACCGTTTATCATACTGTCACCATCCTTACCCCTACACGCTGTTTTTCTTCATTGTTTGCCTTGTACACGGCCTGTCCAAAGCGCCGACCGTCCACTTCCATGATAACCGTTATGTCCCGACTACCTCCGCTTTCTGCCAGAGCTTCTTTCAATGCCTGTTTCATCGTGCTTAACGGGGAAACAACTTCTGTCTCGCGCTTGTTATCACCAAGGATAGCCGCAAACTCACCAGCGCGCGGCGGTACTACAGTCCCAGTAGCAAGGCGTGGCATATTGTACGTTGCAGCCGCAAAAGCGTATTTTGCAGATCTTCCACCACCAGCACTGCTGTAGACAGACTGTGTCTTCCGTTTGCCTGCATCAATCGCAATCGTTGCAGCTGCTATTCCTGCCGCAAGAGATGCTGCCACAACCGCCGCGCCTACGCCACCAGAAAGTGCACCAAGAGCAACAGCAAGAACACCAACCGCGGAAGCTGCTGCCAGAAGGCCGCTTATCATTCTTTCTGTCGGAGTCATTTTATCCCAGTTTCTTGCCAGTACTGCAACCAAACTTATTATTCCGCTTATGGATAACGCAACTGGGTCGATTGCATCAATCATTTTTAAAAACATAACAATAAGCTCACCTGATTTAGCTATGATTTGTGATACTCCATTTAAAAACGCAAGAAATTTCCATGCGGCAAAAAACGCAAGGACAGCTACAGTTGCTGATTCTACAAGTGACTGATTTTCAGAAATCCAATCAGAAAACTTAAGCAATGCATTAACCAGTTTTTTTAACGCTGCAATAATAACTTTGCCACTCCATTCACCAAACGGCTGTAAAAAAGTGTTCCAAAACCATTCAGCGGTAGGTGCCAATGTTTCGATAACCGAATATAAAAGATCGAGAGATGCTGCTATAAGTTCGAAAACCTCCGGTAATCCCTGCTCAAGACCCCATTTTGTTATTGGAAGCAAAACATTATTTAAAAACCATAAAAGCAAATTACCAATAGCCCGTACAACCGGATTCGCTGATACAAGCACATTATCAAAAGATTCCAGGAGCGGGGAAAAATCTAAATTGGCTGACCAATCCTTAATGCTTTCAGACGCATCACGGAAGAATCCAGATAATGTAACAAGAATATCTCCAAGATGCCGCAGTATGTTCGTTCCGGTATCACCTGAAGCCCATGCTTTATCAAACTGCGTTATAAGGTTTGCAACAGTTTGTACCAAATTGGCAAACGTTATAAGTAGATTGTCTGTTATTGCCTTTCCGTAACTCTCCACATTCCAGACCTGCATGAACGATGCTCCAACATCTTTTGCAAGCTGTTTTGCGGATACAAACAGATTTGTGAGTGACTGTATCACTTCCGGTCCATTATCAAGCCACGATTCTTTCAGCGGAGCAAACAGGCCGGAGAATATCTTTTTCACTGCATCAGCACGGGCCTTTATGTCGTTTGATACCTTTTCCGTGGTAAACATCTGATCTGGTGTAGGTCCGACATACCCGGTCTTGTCCTGATCTGATTTGTTCCCGGCTTGGATAAGCTCATCAAACGAATACGTCAGCTTTTTATTCGCCTTTTCCTGTGCCTTTATCTGCTTGTTACTCTCTTTTAAGGCAGCGCCGTAGTCTTCCTCTACCTTCGTTGCTTTGGTATATGTATCTTTTCCGGTAAGAGCCGCAAAAAACTGGGAAGTCCATGTAACAGCTTCCGAAAGCAATGAGATGAATTCTACCAGTACAGGAGACGCATATTCTGCGACCGGAGAAAACGCAGTAGCAAATGAATTTTTCAGCTGCGTAAGAGACGAAAGCACATTTGATATGGCCTTGTTTGTCTCTGGAGAATACTGAGCAAGGTTCTCCATTCCCTCACGGGCCGATCTAAATGCAAGAGATATAGTAGAACGCAAAAGCCGAAACATAACCAAGCGCCGTACCACGCCACTCAATGCCTCTCCATACTTCTTGGTTGGTTTTTGACTCTTTTTCATCTGAATCCCAAGTTTTTTTGTTGAGTTTGTGGCTTTTTTGCTGGCACCGTCAATACCAAGGAGCCGTTTTTTATACTCCTCAAATTCGTTTTTCACTCGGTTATACGATATTCCTAGAGATTCATTCATCTGCTTGAGCTTTTTAGCTTCTGTTGCATACTTGTCGTACATCTGGGAAAACTTATCTGTATCTTTTCCAAGTGTAAAGGCTCCTCCAGAATCTTCCAGATCTTTCAATTCACCTTTTGCATATTTTAACGAATTATTCAGCTGTTCTATGTCATACTGCATTTTTTTATAGGTGCTACTGTTGGTTCTGCCTCCAGTGTCCAAAAACTTTTGCTGGCGTTCAAGTAGAGCTGTTAATTTCTGTTCTGTCTTTTCTATCTGATTCCGAATCTCAGCGTATGCCTGTGTAGGTATCTTCGTTTCGGCATACGCTTCCAATGCTTCACGTAGCTTTTCAACCTTCCGTTCCTGTGCGGCATACAGGCTATTCAGTTTCGCAAAAGCGGTGACCTGCTTCTGGACTGCGATTTCTGATTTTTTCCCAAGATCATCAATCCCATTTGCCATTCTTCTTACGGCGGCTTCTACCTCTTCTGTTCCTGGCTTCATGCCCTTGGTGTTTATCTCTGTGTCGATTACTATTGATCCATCTGCCGTCAATATATCACCGCCTTACGTTACGTGTCGAACAGAGCGTCCACAGCTTCTTGCTCAATGCGCCACTGTTCTTTTTCTTCGTTGGACATTGCCTGTTTTAATTCCACCATAGACCTGTTGTTTTTAAAAAATTCTAATTCCCATTTCTCCAGTTTCTCGCCTTTTGACCGTTTTTGCCGAATTGCAAGAACCTGAGAAAATGTTCCATCTCCGATCTCATCAAAGTACCCGATGAAGGTCCACCAGTGCATATATTGGTTCGGATCGCGAACCTCACGCCCAGATATCTTGTTAATGGCAGAAAAAACAATAGGTGCATCCTGTTCCCAATCCATAACACGTGGACGCGGTATATTATCTGCCGGTTTCCCACAGTCCAGGAACCACAAAGCCTGTTCTATTGCTTCTGGAATATCATCTTCTGGAATACTTTCTTCATAAAGGATACCCACCATGACCTGATACTTTCCCGCATCGTCAAGATTTGCATCATTAAATGCCGTCATAATATCCAGGCACGGTCTGAAATCTGTCCGTATACCATAAGACTTACCACCAACCGTAAGGGTTAATGGTAAGTCCCATGAGTGCATCATTTAAGTGGGGAAAGATATCTTCCCCCAGGAGCTGCCTTGTATTTCTGCGTATATTCTTTTACGCGGTTCTGCACGGCCTGGAGCCGGATTCCACGCTTCTGCTCGATAACAGTTTTGATGGCATTGATAACATTTTCAACGAAAAACTGGCCAGAATTAAGAAATGTAAATGGAGATGTAATCGAGAAAAACTTTTCGGACACCGGAGCTGCGAAAAGGTAATCTATCTTTTCGCACATTTTCCGGCTGATCTCATTGAGATCAGTATTTTCCCCTCTTTCAAGCTCGACCTGTAATTCCTCGAATGTTTTCACCGTCTCATCGTATCTGTTAACGATGTCAAAATCCGATGGAATAAAGGTAAACTGGCCCAGATGCTCGCCACGCTGATTTACGATGTCAAAGACCTCACTACCATCATCAATGGTAATAATATTTCCCATAATTCACTCTCTCCTCTTAGGTCAGCGGAATCTCACCCTCTTTAAAGGACGGAGCCCCTGATTCAATGGTTACATAGCCTTTCTTTCTGCTGCCATCAAAATATATAGTAAACGGAATGGTGAAACCATCGGTACCACCGCCGTATTCGCTCGTTTTAATAACAACATTTTCAGTCCATGCACGATGGTTAGTTTTCTCGGTGTCCTCAATGATAACTTCGAGGATTGTAGTCTTGCACTCATCTCCGCGAAGTCTGTTCATTGCGATATCGCGAATCATCGGATAAATTGCATCAGTAGGATCTGCATAATATGTTATATCTTCGATAGACGGCTCATATCCGTTATCCTCAACATAGGTCTCATCCCAAATGTTTTTGTTTGTGGACACATCCGGGTTCAGAGCTACGCTCATGCTGTCGTTGTATTTACCGATACGCCACCATTTAGGTGTACCAGTTCCACCAAATGTTGAATCAAGAAAGGTTCTATATGCACCTCTGGTAAGCTTCATAAATTCGTCCTTTCTGCGCTACTACGCTTCATATTCTATGTCATTGGTGTACTGCACCGTAACAGGCAGTACCCAGTCTTGTACCGCTTCCTCATTTGGCTCTAAACCGTATGAGTTATCGCGGGTTATGCGTTTTATCACTCGACCATCAGACAGGGGCGGAAAGGCCGCTAGGCGCGTCTGAGTGCCGTTTATAACAACAGGCTCCCGGCATATCCACTTGCCGAGGGTGTCAAGAAAGTCTTGTACATTCAGCTTAAGCCGTTCTTTTGTGGCTGCTGTGCGGTATACCACGTAAAACGGATACTGGCATTGCTGATGGATGCCGCCGCAGACATCTTCCGATTCTGCATACACCAGCGCCCCATTGTCAGCCGAAAAGGCTATTCCAGATTCTTTTCCAAGCTCCTCGAACTTAATGACCTCGCCATCTTCCAGACCAGGATATTGATTTAACAGGGATTTCACCGCGCGGGTGAGAATATCAAACCCGCTTGCGTCCCGCCCTATGACCTTATCCATGCTTACCACCTCCAGCTATGCGCTTTACGCCTTTTATCCATGTCTTTCCGTCTGCCTGCTTCGCCGCTTCAAACCAGTGATCCTGTGCTTTTGGGTGTGCCTGGTGCGTGTAAGTGATGTTTTCTCGTGCGTTGGTCTTGCCTGTGTACTCACTCGCAAGTACCTTACGTGCTCCACGCCGCGCCCAGGGTGATCCGGTCAGTTCATCAACCATAACCTTACCCTCGTACAGATAGCGCCCTTGTGGGCCATATCCGGCATACACAAAGCCGCTTCCCTGTACCGCCGCACTGGCAGCACGGGTGGTATTGATAAAGCTGCCCGTTACCATCGGCATATACGGCACCATACTGTTCATGACAGCGCCGTCCAGATAGTATTGTGCCTGCTGAAACTGCCGCTCAAAGCGGGACATATCGAGTTTCAGATGAATGCTGCCAACATTGTATGACAGATTTTTGAGATAAAAGCGCTTGCTTCTCCTTGCCATATCATCACCTAAAAGATATAGATTTCTGCCCTGTCAATTTCTTCCACTTCTCAAGCATATCGTGATAGTTTTTCTCTGCATTTTTCAAGCTTTTGCTGCTCTTTTCGTCCAGCTTACGAATTGCCGAAGCATTTCCGTTTTTGTAATATACAACCTCTATCGTTTGCTTAATTGCGCTCGTTGGACTGCTGACCTGCATAGGATTCCACCCATTTATAAAACGTATGGATGCCTTATCAGTTCCAGATTCAATAACAGCTTCTTGAAACTTAACGGCATTACCGTTTGTAAAAAAGCTTGCCTTTCCAGCTTTAGGTGAAAGGTCTTGTAAGCTGTCCAACATACCGGAAGCGCTGTTTTTTTGAAGATTTTCTAAAAATCTTGCAAGGCTCATTTTTCGGCCGGATGGTTCCGGCCCCACTATAGATCCACCACTGCCGGATTTCTGAAAACCACTCTCACCTTTTGCCATAACTGCCTACTTTCCTAATATTTCAAAATGTGGGATAACCGTATACGGTCCACCTACACTGGTTATCTTGTAAACATTGTCGCGGTTGCTGTTCATGTACTGGTAAAAACCATTGCGGTAATCATCATCCACAACCATGCCGCCAGTCCATTCACCCTGCCAGAAAAAGTCCTCTGGCCCGAAGGTGATACTGCCCGGAAGATCATCATTGACCTGCGCCGCCCATGCTTTCGGGGGCAGCCACGGCACCGCTGCACCGTCTGACCGCTGCACCGTCACCTTGTCCCCGTCTGGGGTGTAAGCAATATGCAGTGCGGCATTGTCGGTACTGTCTGGGCCATACTTTTTCAGCATTGCGCCGTGATCGGTTATCAAGTCAACGCAAGACAGGATGTGCGGATACCAGTATGATAAGCCTGCGGTTTTGGAGCTGTAGAAGTTAAATACCGTTACCGTCTTGTCATACATCAGCCACACACCGCCTTTTTAAACTTGTTCTGAAACGGCTTCACGCGAATGATGTTCCCTTTGCATTCGTCCGGCACCATGCCATAAAAGATGATGCAGGATGGTTCCAATCGCTTAACCATCTCGTTATAACCATCAATGAGCATCTGCTTGTTACGCTTGCTTTTCATGCAACCTACACTGCTGATAGCAACCACAGAGTTTTTCGGCTCACCGTCAAAACAGAAATCGTATGACGGCGGATAACTCCATGTGACTGTAGGGATAACACGCACGCCATTCTCTTGCAGGTATGCGCCGATCCAGTGCTTGCGGAAGTGGTTAAACACCTGCACGGCTTTTGGGAAGTCTGCGTATGGGGAGAAATCCGGGGTAAAAACATACTGGAACCGTCTCAGCTTCTCCAGATACGCATCTGGGTTCGTCCACAGGCGGTTAAACTGGTAATCATCGACAAAGAAATGTACCGCTTTATCTTCAGGGGACTTTTCTTTCAGAGCGTAGTTCCATCCGATGAAGTCTGATATATCATCAACGTCATACATTCCCTGTATTTCCGGGATATCGTACTTCCCAACGCCCTCATATATTCTTTTCTCGCAGTTTTCCCAGAATCTTGTCTGCCGGAACGGTATGTTTCCCATTACTTACTCCAGTCTTTTCCGTTATTACTCATTCTTTTCCACAGCTCCGTGAGCTTTTCCCAGCCATACATAGCTACAAAGGCAACGATAAAGCCCGCCATGATAGCTGCCAGAATCATGTACCATAATATCTGCATCTGGATATACTGCATGTATGCCACAAAAGCGGCTACAGTAATACCGATGGAAAGAACGAACACCAGTGCATCGGTCGGAATCCTTGACAGGGCACCTACACCCTTAAAAACCTGGGTGATGACCGACACGCAAAATGACAGAATCCCGATCACTGCCAGAATCAAAGTCATATTTGCGAATAATGCTTCCATTACTCTTTCACCTCCTCATAAGTTTTTTCAAAAATATCCGGCTTGCACGGATAAAGCTCTCCGTTTACACCCTGGATAACATAGTCTCCAACAGAAACATGATGTGTTCCCTCTAATGTTTCGATATAAAGCTCACACGGAGGTAAATCACAAGTTTCTGCGCCGTAATACATAATACCTTTCTTATAAGCTTCTTGCGCCCAAAATGGAACGTAAAACAAGCCGTTCCGGTCTTTCAGATCACCATCATACTTAAATGCTTCAACGATAACAGGCTTTTTTCTAAACTTCATATTCACACTCCTGCATACAATACTGGCATTCCATCATCCGTCCTTACTCCCATTAGAAGCGGTAACGCTGTCTTTAAGAGTAAGTCGTTCGTTTTCTGTACATCTCCGGCGGCGGCATACACCGCACTCCATTCCTTTGCACTTGCTCCAATCTGCTGAGGTGTGGCGTAAGATCTGGATTCACTGCCGGATGATACAGATGTCACTATTCCTGTGGTCGTGCCGCCGCCCGGTAAGGCGGTAGCCGTGCCAGTAGCCACCGCCGCTGCCGCGTTCTGCTCCGCAATATCAATCTGATACAGGATATCAGCCGCAGCGCAGACAGCTTTCTTAATGCGCTTCTGCTGCCGTTCATCCCCAGGAAGACCGTCTGCCAGTCGGTCAAAGGTCAGCGTGTCGATAAAGTCACTCGCCCGTTCGGCGAATCGCATAAAATCAGATTCCGGCACGACATTGCCGAAAAATGATTTTATGTAAAACTCATAGTCTGCATATGCCATGCCGGAACCCTCCTTACGCCTTTGCGGTTACTGTCGCATGTCCTGCGCTCAGTGCCTTATAGGTGCTGTCACACTCAACTACCGTGATAACCTGCCCGGTTGCAGCTGTAATATCGGACTTGCCGTCCCATGCGCTCCAGTTCTTTACATTCTGGCCATACTCCACGGTTGTCTGACTGGATGCAACCTTGTATTTGTATACATTGCCCTCATTCCCCTTTGCCGGGGTAACGGTCAGCTTAGTGGTTCCGCTATCGGTGCCTTCTGCGGAAGCCACAGTCAGATCACCAAGGGTTTCAGAGCCGCCGAAGCTGATAACGGAGATGCCGTCCAGGTACTCTGCAAACAGTACCATGCCCATGATGGCAAATGCTTCAGAAACTGCTGTGTGGTAGTTGCCCTGGGTATGGAAACCAATCAACGGAGTCTCGCCCGCCACGGTGTAAACCAGGCCAGCTTTCGCGAAGTCGGAATCACTCGGGTCAACATAGTACAGCACGATGTTGTCTACCGGGGTAGCAATGACTTTGCCGCGCGGAATCTCGCTCTCAGACAGCAGGAAGATAGTGTTGAATCCCATGAAGTCCTTTACATACTGGAAGCCGAACTGATTCTGCACGGTAATGTTTGCCGCGCCGATGTACTCATACACATCCAGACCGTTCACAAAGCCAACGATTCCATTCGGGATAGATCTGTGCATCTGCTTGAACTTATCCTCAACGCGGCCTTTTGCCATAGCAAGAGCCATCTGGAAGGTACTCTCAGTAGAGGTAAGGCTTCCGGTCTTAAGATAGGTGTAAAACCGTCCGGTAACATCGGTCTGGAGTTCGAAAAGAAACTCATCGTCAGTCAGCTCCACGGCAACATCGTAGCCGTAAGTCTTGATAGCTTCGATAGACACCGCTTTTGCATACTTCTCTACGGTGATTTCTGCGTAGCTCTTTTCTTTAACTTCGAATTTGGAGTACGGGATTTCCTCGCCCTCTCCAACTTTTCCACTCTCAAGAGTGCCCTGTGCGTACTTAGATTTAAGAGTAGACCCCGGGTCTTTCTTAATCATTCTCAGAACGCCAAGAATTTCGCGCAGGTGCTCCCAGTTTCTCTCAAAACGGGTAACAAAATCCACTTCGCGTGCGCGAACCTGGATGTTTTCCTGCTTAATAAGGTTATTTTTTGCCATAAAAAAATCCTTTCTACCTATAGCTGTTAAAAGGTGTGTAGGTCAGCGGCCACGCTCAAAGCGCATGGTCGGTAATTGGATCACTCAAACAGTGACATGTTGCTTGCAATGGCAGCCTGACGTTCTCCGGCATCCTTGATATTCATGATATCATCTTTCGTCAGTTTGCCCGGCGGGGTGTTTTTACTGAGACTGGTTGTGAACCGCGCCTGGTTATGTTCTGCCTGTTTCTGGCCTTCGTCAACAAAAGCTGACGCATCGTCTTTTTTCATCTGCTGCAGCAGATCGTTAAGGCCCAGAATCTTGCCATCCTTGAGTTTAAGCCCGGCTTCCTTGATATCAGCCATAACCGCCTTTTTCGCTGATGCGGAAGAAAACTCAACATCTTCCAGTGCGGTTTTGAGAGCGTCTGCAAAATCTCTTTCATAGATCTTGTCGTTATACGCTTTCTCTGCATCTGCCGCTTTCTGTTTCCAGGTTGCAAGCTCTCCTTTAATGCTTTCAGGGTCAATTCCCTCAAAGCTCTTAAGGGTGTTTTCTGCGGTCTCCGCACGTTCTTTCCAGGCATCACGCTCACCCTCTACCTTTGTTAGAGTCTGTGTAACCTCTCCATTGTTCTTGTAGTACTTAGACAAAGCTCTTTTTACTTCTTCGGCCTTGTCTGCCGGAACTTCAATACCAAATGATCCAAGTGTTTCAATAAGTTTCTGCATATCTATCCTCCTGGCCGTTTTTATTGACCTGCCGCCGCAGGTAAATGGATTAAGCCCGATAGACCACGGGCGGGGTAATGGACCGTCAGGGATTCGAACCCCGGACCACCCGGTTATGAGCCGGGCGCTCTCACCGCTGAGCTAACGGTCCTAAAACACCGGCTACATATTGCAACCGGTGTTTTGAGAAAGAAGTCGATGCGAAAAAGTCTTGCTGCATTGGCTAGGGGTGAACAGCAAGAACCCTCACGGCGGTCGTAAGCCGCCTTAACAGCCTATCAGCTATGAGGGGAAAGGAGGATTGCTATGAAATCACACAGTCAATCCGGCCAGATGAATAAACTGGCAATACGCACGCCGGGAATTTCACCCGCTTTTAACCTCCGGGATAAACCCGTTTATATTAAGGGCGTGCGCGGGAGGTGTAAATTGGCTAGAAAGATTCACAGGAGGTTAATCTTTGCTGCACTTATAATGTATCATTTATCCGTATGTAAGCTATCCACACGTTTATAACATATCTCTAAGTTTATCAACATACCGCTTCACAAGGTCACGTTCTTCGCGGCACTCCGCGTCCTTTGACATGTCCCCAATCTCAGCGGTCAACCCATCCAGATGCTCTTCCAGTGCGGCAAGCATCTTCCTCTTGCAGTCTTCAGATTTGCCGGAACGATAGCTTTGCTTCTGTGTCATGTAATCATCGTAAGCATCCCGTCCATCATTGCGGCTGTAATGCCCTCGCACGTAATGTTCGCCTCGGCGCATGTAAGAAGATCCGCGGTCATAGTCCGGCATCATTCGGCCATCAGAAGAACTGTAACGGCCCATGCTGTCTCGTCCACGGCGTTCACTGTAATCACCTACACCGTCACGCATCTGATCCAGCACGGTCATATAATACTCGCCCTTTTTATCCCAGTACTCTGTGTTTTTTATATCCTTATACATATCAATCAACTTAAAGGCGGTGTCCAGATTGCCAGAGGTGAGGCCTTTTTCTGCGATATTGGATATTTCATCTTCAATTCGTGCGCACAGATCTTTAATATCTCTCATCATCCCACCTCCTTATGCTACCCGTGTTACCACAAGATTTGCGTTTGCTACGGTTATAGCCTGCGTGCTGGTGTTCTCCACTGCAATATTTGAGCAGCACCCACGCGGTACATCAATAAAGATACCTGCGGATACGTTGTTAAACGCTTCCACCACCGCAGGAGTGGATATCATCTGAGATGATAAGACCGGTTCGCCGCCGATCGCGATTGCAAGGGAGATTGCTTCTGCTGTCCCTCCGGTCGGAACGGCAATATTTGCAGAAAAGGCCACAAAATAGCGGGCCTTACACTGGTTCGTCATTCCTCTGAGAGTAACTATTCCGCTTCCCTCCCGGTGCTGAACACATGCGGTCCCTTTTACCGCTGTGTTGGTATATACTACATTTCCATTCGCTGCCACATCCTGAGCGGCAACAGCTACATATTCAGCCATATTGTTTTCTCCTTTTTCATATCGCAAAAAGGCAGGACTGAGCCTGCCGATTTGCGTAATACCGGCTCTGGGCCGAACATCCAATGTCTTGTTGAGGTCAACAAAACATCAGAAGATACAGATATGAGGTTGTCAGCAGTTGCAACCAGTGTTACAGCCATAGTATACGTTCGGGTTCGGCACCTGGTAAGCCGGAATCGGTGCCGGATTGATCGCATTAATGAGCTGCTGGGTCTGTGCTGCCATAGCGGTAGTAAGCAATGCACTCTGGCGATCCTGAGATGCAGCACGTCTGAGATCATTGTTTTCAGCCTGGAGGGAAGAAATCTTCTCGTTGCACAGGTAGTCCAGAATAGCTCTGGTTCCTGCGTTCTGGCTGTCAATAATGTCTCTGGTGTTGCTGTTCATGGTGTTCTGGAGTGCACAGGTGTTCTGCGCCATGTTGTAATTTACGCCCTGGATTGCTTCCCGGGTCTCGCAGCAACACTGAGCAAGCTGCGCCTGGAGTGCATTGGTGTTCTGCATGTTGGCTACAGTGTCGGCGTTAATAGCCTGCTGGATGCCGAAACCAGTCTGCATGACGTTTGTATTGATGCCGTTGAATCCGGTAAGCATACCGTTATTCATGGCATAGAAGCCATCACACAGGCCGCTGGACAGGCCGTCCAGTTTGCTGATAACCGCCTGGTTGTCAAACCCGCGCTGGATCGCAGAATCGGTGTATGCGCTTCCGGCTGCTCCACCTCCGCCGTTTCCCCAGCCATTGCCACCCCATCCGCAGAAAGCGAAAATGAATAAAACGATGAGCCACCAGACACCGTCTCCGCCAAACATTCCATCATTGTTCCGGTTGTTGGTTCCTGTAGCCGCCGCAATATCGGCTAAGCTGTAAGTTCCATCCATATTGATATCTCCTTTGATTTATTTACATTCCCGGCCGGGATAATGTACTATTTCATGCCGCCCAGCATCCGTTGAAACTGCTGTGCCATCTGCTGAGCCTGGTTAAGCTGCGCCTGTGATATTCTACCAGACTGCAACATCTTTTGTACCTCGGCTTTGGGATCTCCTTTAAAGTTTTGCTTAAACTGCGCAAACTGCTGCATCATCTGCATGGGGCCGTTGCCGCCCATCGGCATGCCACCGCCGAACATTTGAAATAATGGGTTACTCATCTGCTGCCGCACCTCCCTTTGGTCTCCGGCTCTCTGGTTTGGCAGTAGAGCCGCCACTTGCTGGAAATGAATTTATCTTGTCCAGAATCTCATTGTATTTGTCAAAAAGGTCCTGGTACTCTTTACGGGTAACATACATATCATTCATGGCAGCTTCCGGCTGCTTCTGTGGCATTCTGCCGTTTATTTCGTGGTACTCAAACACGCGTAAAGGTTGCGGCATGCCGGATACATCCGTTGACTTGATGTAAAACCGCTCCGCTTCGCTGTCCATCAGCAATACGCATGATCCGGGTGCAACAAGGTAAGACTTCGCCCCAGTCTCGCCCTGCACCCAGAGTATTCCCTGGTTATTTGTCGGCGCTGCCATCGGCTGCGGGACGGGCTGGTATTGGTTTATCTGCGCCATACGGTCTTGATACGGCTGGTATGGCTGATACATGTTCGGATATGCTGCCATGTTCGATTTCCTCCAATTCTTCCAAAAAGATCAAAATATCGTGGTAATCGGTTTTTATAGGTATCTCTATCTCATAGTCATCGGAAAACATCTGCTCCATGCTTATATTTTGGCATAAAAAATAAGCCCCTGACAGTTCGTCAAAGGCTCAATAAAGTATCTATAAAGTTCCGCATACGCGAATGATCTTTGAATTTACCCGGCGGCTGATCCGCTTCGCGGTGGCAAGGCTGACATTCATGTTTTCTGCGCAGATCTCCATTGGTACACCTGCGGCCCGGTATTCAAATAAAGCTCTTTCTTCTGGTGTAAAATTCGCAAGTTGCCGGAACTGGTTCAGCTCCGGTACTGTAAAATCATACACTTTCAAGATGAGATCTATCACACCTCGCTTTCTCTTGGCTCATATGGCAGAGCCAAACACCTGTTATAAAGATCCTCACCGGTTCCATTTCCTCCGAGTGCCTTGTATGGCTTAAACATATACTCAAGATTATCTCTGTCTTCCAGGGTGCAGTATTTGCGTTTTAAATAAAAGGTACAGGCCTGATAAAGTCGGTCATGGAGGAGCGCCAAAACTCCCGCATTGATTGCATTTGTTCGGGTGCGCTCTGATTTTAATTGTTTAGACAATTTATGATATGCCCCAGAAAGCAATACTGACATAAGGCCAAACAGCCATGAGACCCAGTGTGCAGTTACATAGTGTATAATCACTTCCATAGTGTTTATCTCCTAAAGTATTATTTTTTCTCCCAGTAATACACTGGGATCTCGCCTCCGCTGTCCCAGGTGTCGTAATATTTGCCATTCTGTACCGTCACCACATGACCATCTATACAGAGAATGTATGTGCCGGTTGGATGGTCTGCGCAGAAGTCGTTGACTGTATAGATATAACGTCCATGATCGTCTATCAAGTGTCGCTGATATCCCAAGTCTTTAAGGTACGCACCCCAGACATAATTTGCACTCGGCATATCTGACAGAGCACATGCCTGTACCATTAATCCGGCGAATGCTGTTTCCCAGTCAAAACCGGTTGCCTTGCATATTGCCCGGACAACGCAATCTCCTGTTCTCTTATCCTTAACAGGGTTCGGATTGAAATATTCCCATTTGTCCATCAGTCAATCCCCTTTGCTGTTTTATATCGCTTCGCCGCTCCTCTGGCTTTTGCGGCGCTCTGGCGGTTCCACTTCGCTATCATGAGGCGGTCTTGTAATTCTCTTAGGTCGTTCTGCTTACAGTAATCCTTGTATGCAGCATTTTGCTTTTGTAAAAGATAAGACTTCCTGTCAAGCTCGGCTTGCAATTCGAAGCGCAGTGCGTCATCCTTGCAGTTTTCTACCGCCGTCTGTAGGCCCATAACCGCTTGCTTTGTTTTGCGGATTCTGCGCTCTAAGGCTCGTTGCCGCTGCTCCAACTTCTCCATGCGCTCGTTGTCCGCAGTTTGGATATCCTTGTACGGATTATTTACCCCGTCACCTGGGCCGAAGCTGTGACGGCAGTTCCAACCGCCCAGGCCCTCGCCCGTGCCGTATCCAGTCAGAGAAAAAAGGGGGAAGCGCTTGTCTTGCCCGGTTCGGCTATAAAACTGCCCTTGCCACCACAGGTGGTTTCCCGGATTCGCCCCGCCGTCTCCCGTTCTGGCTCCGATATGCGCAGACACAAGAATGATGTCCCACTCCTGCTCTTTCATCCGCTGCATGGATATGTCACCGGAAGCTTGAGATATCCCGGTGCGCACCGCACGCGCTGTTGCCGTCTCAATGGTGTCTCTATGCCCCGTTGGATACCGGACTATAACACCATTCTGCACAACCGTATCAACAGCTTCTCTGACGGCCTGTGTGTACGATACAGCCCCACTTATGACCTTATTGTACGCATTGTCGCACTCACTGATAAATAGACTCTGTGCGGCTTCTGCGGTGGTTCTTGTCATATTTGACCACTCGCCCATAGTGGCTTCGTAATCCCTTTGAAGTATCCGCACCAGCGCCGGAGACTGTTCTAGGGCTTCCGTGGTGATTCCGGCAGCTTCGTATACAGCCTTATCGTAAGCCATAGCCTTTACTCCGGCTTCTTCCATTGCGGCGGCTACCTCTTCGCGCTGTAGATTTGTGTATCGGGCTATCTCCTGCGTGATATCCTGCAAAAGATACCCGGCATCCTGTAGTATCTGGATGCGCCAGCGGTCGGATGATGTGAGTATGTACTTCTCCCCGCGCCCCAATCGGATCATGATAGCTTCGATGATTCGGGCAATAATATAGCTATGCAGCGAAGATGCTATATCCTCGCTGCCCTCTTCTATCTGGCGTAAATATTCTGGATTAAGTATAATATATCACCTCTTTCGGTCTTCAGCTGTTTTTTTGGGAGAAGCATAAGCAATGGTCATAAGACGCTTAGTTAACTAAAGCCTTCGTTAGTTAATCAATTCGCCATTATTGTAATTGACATTGGATATAACTGACATATCATCAATTATTGATTCATCTCCTGCTGAATCGCACAAATATGTGTAAACAGTATCATCTTTTTTATATCCTGACATATAATTAGATGAAAGTTTAATTTTATTTGCATAGCCTTCATTTTTCATCGTAAACACGCAAATCATTTTACTTGGAGTGTCTTTGCCGAACAAATTATTTAAAATCTGAGTATTATTTATGTATGTCATTCCAGTTGAAATGATTCTATGCCCAATGTGCGATGACACATCGAATACAACATTGTATGTATCTGCGTAGCACTGATCTAAAATAATTGTAGATTCACCAACATATTTACCGCTCGCATTTCTACTTAATAACTTAAACATCACAGAACCCAATATAAACGAGGGTGTAAGAATAAATGGATGAAATTTTTTTATATTACAATAAGACGCAGATAAAATCATTCCATAAGTTACATCAACCATATATATCCCATCGAAATAACAATCACTTGATGCGTTCCAGAAACCAATTGCTTTTTTCTTATTCGCAATCATCTGTATATCGTAAAACATTATGCCACCGCAATTGTTTTCAATATATATACCAATTTTCGCTAAATGTTTAATTGTAATATTTCTAAATGTTGATTTTTTTAATTCATCCGTATAGACGCAAACACAATTGATTTTCCGAGCATCAATAAAAAGATTTTTTATTTCAAAGTGCATATCATAAAGATTTGTTGATTTAATATACAATACACTAGGAATTTCTTCACCTTCATACAATGCTGTGTGTGATGATTCTGCGAAATTGCCATATGCCAAGATTGTTGAACCATTAAAATCAAATTCAGCATTTATAGTTTTGAATGTTCGGACAATATTTTCGCTTTCTCCCGTTGTGTAAGAATTATCAATGCCAATAAACTCAAGCGTATTTGAGATCATAAATTGGTATGCTTTCTCACATTTTAGGGGAACGCTATTTTCAATGCAAAATTTTATGCAATTTTGTAAAGCTTCTGTGTCATTGTGTAATCCATTTCCATATGCGCCAAAATCGGCGACTGGTGACACAAAGCCCTTTTTGATTTTTAATGCTTTTTGTAAACTTTTGTCATTTAAGAAATAATCATCAATGAATATTTTGATATCAACATTATTCTCATTGGCATTATAATTGGTTGAGCCTGTTATTGTAAATGCAATATATGCCGTATCGTTTTTGAAATCAAACGTGTCCGTTCTACTTTCAATGTTTTCGCTTGATGCAACCCATGATGAGCCTAAATATCTCCCGTTAATATCCCACTCTCTAACACTACATCCATTGTGATTATGTGTTATAATTTCAACGCATTTAAGTAACGACGCTTCAACTTTGTCACTTCGTCTTGTAAATATCGAATCCACAAATTCACCAGCACCATCTATATCTCCGTTGTGCCAATTGGAAACAAACTTAAAAAAGCCATTGGATTCATAAAATCTAAAATTATCTAAATCTTCCTTTAGTGAACTAGTTTCCTTTTTCAGCGAAGTAACATCCGTCTTATTCTGCTCGATCTGCTGTGCCTGTTCTGTTGTAGCACCGGGTTTGACTGGATTCTTTTCAAGGTACTCATTTACTGCGTTCTTGATTTCTTCCGGCGAGATGTCCCCGCCAATTCCTTTTAAACATAATTCGTATAAATACTTCTCCGTTCTCGTTATTGGTTTCTGGAGTCCGCCCGTGTAATCACCTGTCAAGTACGCAAGATATTTTTCTTCCCTTGTTACTGGTTTATCTGCCATCTTTTTGCTCCTCTCCGAATAATGTTGGTTCGTCTGGCTGAGCTTCTTTGACCATTACTACTGCTCCCTCTACTCTACATACCATATTTCCATTCTTCCATTGTCCCGGCTGTGCCAACAAGCACCCTCCAAGACTCCCCCGGCAGTCTCATCCAGATAGTACCAGTCCCCGGTGTTCCCCTCTGGATCTACGTTGTGTCCGTCCCATCTGTGCCACCCGGTCAGCATATAGCCGTCTGCGCCAAACAGGTACCAGTGATGGTTGATAAGTTCCCAGCGGTTTTTTAAGGCTTTGCCGCCGGAGAAATACATATACTTACCGTCAGATTTGCGCCATCCGGTCAAATAGTTTCCTACGTTGGCCAGCTTTCCTTCGGTCAGATTAACCGCTACATGGTGGCCCTCCAACAGTAGGATATCACCAGGGCGAAGACACGAGTCTCCGCTAAGGAATTCTTTTTCGATGTATGCATCAAATCCGGCTTTTACCAGTGCCGCCCGAAGGTTGCCAGTATAACAGTAGACGCTCACTCCTTGGAGCTTTTTGTCCTGCATCAGATATCCCACAGCCTTTACGATAGCGGCAACTCCGGAGCTACAGTCCGCTTCGCAGTCAACCGTGATCTTCGCCGGGTCATAGCCGGATGCTTTCAGCTGCTGCCAGAAGGTGTAACGGTCTCCCTGATCGTAACCAATATGGTCGTTCTTCGCCGCTCTTTCCGCAAGCTCTGCTATCTTTTTCCCTACCGCAGCGTTTGGGTGCCGGAGCATAACGCCCCACGGGCGGCTATACCACGGGATAACGGCCCACTCATCACCTTTCTGATCTCCTGCCTTGCCGCCGGAATACTTGCCACGCTCATCATGCCCACAGTTACTTATCATCTCCATACCTCCTATTCTTCATCAAAAAGCCGTTTTTCTTCCGGCTGTGCTTCCTCAACCATAGCCTTCGCATCCTCTTTGGTCATGCCCTCGAATTTGACGAAATAGTACCACGCCGGGACCTTGCCTTGCGTAACATACTGCCACCAGCGGCTACGGTCCGCTTCCCTGTCATACAGGATGTCTCCAAAGTCATATGTAACCTCATAAGGCCCTACAGGTGACAGGTTGTAAAGGTCTGCGTATACGTTAAGTGCGTATATGGTGGCATCAAGGCACGCTTCCAACTGATCGCGCACATCCTTGATAAACTGGACAGTGCGCTGTTGGTCAGCTTCTACGCCTGTAGCCGTCTGGATGCCGGAAGACTCACTAAATACAAAGTACCCATTTGCAAATCCGGCCTTGTATCCTATCTGGCTTAACAGGTTATTGATACCCTTGATTCTGACATCGGTATTAAGCTGTGGGTTAATCTCCTGGTAAAACTCCTTTGTATCGTTGCCGAATACATTTTTAACGTAGTGCGGAAGACCAACCGCATCCGCCGGGCCACGGTGTTTTATCTTCTGCCCGCTCTCATACATCAGTCTGTCATCTGCCAGTATGATTTTCTGGCTGTCCTTGATCTCTCCCGCATTCCGGCTGTATGCTATGTCAAGGTCTTTCAGTTCCTCTACGGCTTCGCGGAATATCGGCAGCCCAAGTGGGGACGATATATCTACGTTATTGGCCTGCGGCGTGCGGAAGATACCAAACATTGGCTTGTCCAGTGGTTCCCCGGATGCCTTAAGAATCGGCGGCGCATCTTCCAACATGTCCGCCCATTTCGTCTTCGTCAGCGGCACCGGATCACCCAGGCTCTCAGCAGATTTAGAAACGTATGCCCTGTTGCTCACATAATAGGGGTAGAGCGTCACGCCATCCTGTACCGTCTCCACAAACCTGTGATACTCCAGACGGGTGTACCATTTCTTCCCGGACTGGTACGAATCTTTGAAGATAATGCCGCGCACATCCAGGTTATCGTAGTCCACAAGCAGCACGTCCGCCGGGGTGAATACGTCCAGGCTTGTGCCATTCGGCTTAAGGAACACCGTACCATATGCACAGCCATACTCCACCCAGTCGCGAAGCTTTGAATAGACAAGGTCTATCTGCTGCTGCAACCACGTTGCCCGGGCGCTGCCCTCCAGATGTATGCCGATACCCAGAGTCACCAGGCGGGCAGTCTCAGAGCAAAGAGCTTTCGCAAAGTTGATAGTCTTAATGCCCTCATCATCATCCAGCCACTCCGGCTGACCGTGGTATATCTTTGCACATTGGTCTATGGCCTTTTCCATGTCTGGAGATACGATGGATTCCACATTAAAGTCATTCTCTGCCTGCCGCTTAAAAATCATGCTAAACCACCTTTTTATCGTTGATAAGATTCCCATTATGCACTATTCCCCCGTCTCTCCCACAGCGATTCCGTAGCGTAACGGGTCGCATCAATTAAATGATTGTCCCGGTCTGGATAGCCGCTTATGATATTGCCATCCTTATCCCGGTCGTATTCGTATTTCTTAAATTCTTTGCATGCTTCCGGTGTTCGGTTCGGGTCCATAACCAGTTTCTTTCCCTGTAGCCACTTCATGGAGTATTCAACGCTACACGGTCCTTTCTTTGCCGCTCTTGCTGGCAAACCATCGTCTCTGTAATCCGTCACAGATTTAGGCTCTGCGCTGTCGCAAGTTATAACGTAGTCATCATATCCGCGCCGCTTTATCTCCGCAGATGTCCAACTGTTTTTCTTTTTATTTTCGCGAATTTCGTCAATAAAGAATATAGTTTCACGCGCTGAATCGTAATATATGCGCACAAACCCATACGGGTCTGGATACCATCCCCAGTCAACGCCCTGATAGATGCGGTCCATCTGGCTGATTTCTTCATCAGTTATGGTCCGCTCCTCGATAAACTCAAATACGTTGCCGCCGTTTCCGTTGGCTTCGCCCATGTACTCGTTGTCGTAGGCAGCAGGATTGACCTCTTTCAGATGCTCAGCATCATTGATGAACTGTTCACCCAACCATTCTGCCGGAACATCCTTGTATGTGCTTCGGACCACCTTTGCAGCAGAATCCTTGAACTCTGCTTCTGTGGTGTACTCATTCGCCCAGTTGTTTTTGCTCCTCGGTGGGTTGAATGATTTAAACCTGTAGGCCTTATCGCCACCACGGATGGCCGACTGCTGTATATTTCTGACCTCTTCCGGTCCGGCGAACTGGTCCAACTCCTCAAACCACACGATACCGATGTAGCCAAACTCCGGCTTTATGGACTTAATCTTAAGCGGATCGTCAGCGCCGCGGAAGTATATCTTCTGCCCGGTCGGCTTGTAAGTTATTTCAAACGGAGAAGTCTTGAACTTAAATTCGTCCTCCAGCCCCATCTTCGATATGGCCCACTTAATCTGAGCATAAACGGAATCCTTGATAGTGTTACCGACCTTACGTAGCACCAGAGCGTGCATATCTGAGTGGTTTTTCAAAAGCTCTATGATAATACACGAAATCCCGGAAGACTTCGTGCTACCGCGTCCGCCGGGCAAAACATATTCTGTGTGTAGTCCGCGCCGGATGTCACGCACCATAGGGTGGAACACATCGGCTATGATATCAAGGTCAAGATGGTACTCACCTGCTGCTCTGGCGGCTTCTGCTGCTTTCTGCTGTGCTTCTTTCTGCTCCTTGATGGTGATAGCTTTTTCCAGGTCAGACATGGCCTTAAGCTGTTCGGAAAACGCCGGGGTAAATCCGAAGGAATCCTTCACCTCGCCCCGCGCTATCATGGCCCGCCGCTTCTGGATATCCGCAAGAGACATAGTGTCGGTACCGTTGCGCCTGTCAAGCTCTGCCTGTTTGTTCGCTATATAGGCCGCAACATCAGCATTCTTCAACAGTCTGCATCCTTCCTGTTCTGGCTTCTTATATCCCGCTTTCCTCGCCGCATCAGTCGCATTCCCACCATTTTCTATGAAGTTTTTCGCGAACGCTTCCCGCTTCGGCGTAAGATCGGCCATCTCCTCACCATCCTGTCATTACTGCCATCCTTCCAGTGCTTCCCACATCTCCTTTAATGTCATGACAACATCTACCTGTGATGCAGTCCTGATGATCTCATAGTCCTTTGTTTTCCACTTACCTTTCACATATTGCAGTGTAGGTGTACTCACGCTGTACATGGTTATCATCCGGTTCTGATCCGCACTGTAAAACTGGCTTGTTCCTATCTTTGTTACAAACTGCTTTGTGAGCAATGCTCTTTGCAGCTTTCTTTGTATCTGGTTAAGGTTCATATACTATCACCCTATTTTGATTTTATGTTATACAAAAACAGGGCGTATCCCCTTGTTATGGTGATATGCCCTGTCCATTTATTATTCATTAAACCTCTGTATTAAGCCACTCTCGTATAAAATCCCGGCCATAATCATGATTGCATTTTCCTCTACATCCGTACCCAAAATCCTTGCATCTTTCATCACAGTCGAAATCTTTTGTGTGTAGCAGTTCAATCAATTCATCCTCAGATGCGTTTCTTATAAGGTCTATGTTTTTCATTTCGCGCTCCCTTCGAATCCTAATTTCAGTTTTACTTATAATCCTCAAATCGTTTTACTGCTGCAAAAGCATACCTTGAGTTCACCCAACGTTGCAAACGTTTGAGATCATCTCCATTCCGCAGCTTGTGCTTATCGTAGATCATCACATATGGGCTGTATCCAATATCTCTCAGCGTATATATTCGCTCCAGATCTTGTTCCAGTGTTGTATCAAACCCACACAGTATATACACACTCATTTTTCGATAATCCCATGCTGTTTCCTTCTTAAACATTTCAAATTTCGGAACAATCATATTTTTATCTTCGTATCGATCCCAAGCGAAATGTATCTGCTTGATTCTCATTTGCTTAAGATAGCTGGCCTTCTCCACCTTCATTATACGGATATCACAGCCTTGGGAAAAATCCACCCATGCTCTGCTATCAATGAGCTGCTGACTTAAATCTTTCCAGTCCTTGCACGCAAACATGTTAGGATCCAAAAGCACTATATTTTTCTGCCCGGCCCAAAATTCTGATAGATTAGCCACTTTTTTACTGCATTGTCCTTCTTTTTTCCCAACTATGCAAAAACCGCACCCCCTCGGGCATCCTCTCGTCAGAAATCCATATGCAGTGTCCTTGCACAGTTCTGGATACATACCATAGTCCGGATAGATATGCTCAATTTCCGGCGGCAACGGCTCACCGCCGGACGGATATGTATATCCAGTGCCGCCTCGTATGATCTCCATACCATTCACAGGATGCGGATAGTCTGGCGTAAACGTAAACACTTTGCTCATGTACACCCTGTCCGGTGGATCTGCCCATGCTGTCAGCGGATCGTACCACTCCACTGTATCCCCACGCTGCTTATGCCATGCCGATAGCTTCATAAGTGGCAATCCTGGGAAGTTGTGGCCGTCCACATCAATCAATGCAACTCTCATCATGTCTCCTAAATCTTAAATAAACTCCGTAATATCATAGACTTTTGATATTTCCAGCAGCACCTCTCGCATATCTGCCTTAGACCAAAGCTGCCGATAAAACACAGCCATGAGACCGTCAAATGTATCAATGCCAAACTGCAGGTTATCGTAAATAATCTCATCAAATGTCTCATTATCCGTGTAAAACTCCGGCGGCATATCTTCGCTTCTAGCCTTATAAACTGCTCTGATCAAGTCTCTAGCTGACATATCTGTATCGTAGTCTCTGTACATTGCCTGCCGATCTTTCACATAGCAATCATTATATGGCAGTTCGAGCATGTCCATTTCTGATACCGATTTAGTACTTAAATTAATTCTCATCTTTATCTACGACCTCCAAATCTTAATTATCTGCTTCCATTGCCTGCATCAGCTTATCTCTCATCAATACAACATTCTCATATGTCATCGAGTCCCAAAGCCCGTTATTCACTGCTCTGATTAGTGTATTTAATGCATTAATCTGACCCAAATCATACGTTCTTGCCAGTCTCTCATCCATAGCTTTTCTTTGGTCTTCAAAATCTTTTTCATAGCCTTCCACTTCATCACCTCAATCTTAAATTTAATCCAAACTCTTCTTTTATGACTTCTATTGCTTTCAATGCACCGTCTTCGTACCAGTCATAATACTCTGGTTTATCCGCAACAAGAATCATGTCGGACCCATTATCAGCAATCTCATGTAACTTTTCTAACACCCTGCTGATCGAACTTGAATAATGTAATCACCTACACTTACATGGTGCGTACCCTCTAATGTGTTGATAAACAATTCTGTCAAATCATAATACATGATGCCTTTTTCATATGCTTCAGCCGCCCAGTCAGGAACATAATATTTACCATCTGCTCCCTTTAAATCTCCGTCATACTGAAATGCTTCTACAGCCACAGGTTTTTTCTTATATTTCATATCTCTCTCCTTATTATGCAAATCGTAACTGCCCGCCTGTCTCTTCTTTCAAGCGATCCACACGGCAGTTTGGCAACCGCTTCGCAACACACAAATCCTTTAAGTTCGCTCGCACCAGCACCGTTGGTATCGGCGGGCAAACTGCATTTCCGCAGCGCCGCACCTGTTCAGCCCGTGGATATACCTTTCCTTCGCAGTCACGGTCGATTATGTAATCTTCCGGGAACCCCTGGCCCATAGTATCCTCCTCTTGCGTAATCCGCTTAAGTTTGATACAATGGGCCTAAGCAGATTAGGTAAGTGGTGGTATCATCTTGGCGGGTGACCACCACTTGTTTTTATGTGTCATAATCCTAAATCCCCTTATGTTTATAGTCCCACAAGCCGAACAGCTTCAGCCTGTGATAAAACTCTGCTTTGACTTTTCTTCGATAGCCGTAAAAATCATCGGTCTTGGCCGGAATGTCCCGGCCTTTTCGTAAAAGACTGTAATACCCGGCTTCTTTCGGATCCTTTGCCGTCAAGCTCTCATATATTACTATCTCCATGCCGGGAGCCTTTGATATTGCGCATCCGAAAAGGATAAGCTTTATCTCAGGATCCGGGCTGCGACAGTAAGTGTCAAGCTGGGATTCGTCCTCTTTGGGTACGTCATAATCAATCATCTTTGCTTCCCTTGTTCTCATCCTCTGGCTCCATTTCTGGTATGATCTTGATTCTACTCAAATCATACCGGCTGTTAAGTAACTGAGTCCTCACCTTTTCATATTCCAAAGATAACCTGCGCATTTCTTTCGCCAACGGCTTGCTGTCTACTGCCTTAAATTCATACTCGCCGTAAAGCCGTAAGCCATTCCTGGCATATACGCCAACAGTTCCCTCTTTGCATTTAAGCAGGTTTGCAATCTCTTTTGCAGTGTGTATTCCAATAAACTGCTCGTTCTTCTTAACGCTGTAAATTGTTACTGCCGTGTATCTCACCTCCTAAATTTCAACTCGTCTTGTTTAAAATCTTATGTTAACTCAACTCGCAGTTGAATTAAAACGAGTTAAATTGAGTTAAATTTCAGTTTAGTTAATAATGTATTCCCTGTATTGTTCGAGTAGATTTTCCATGCGAATACAATCGTTGCTTCTATCGAGATATCCTGCAATAAAAACCCTTGTTCTATATTGCATATCCTTAAATACAGCTTTTTATATATCCATTTGTAGAATTTTCTTCTAATCATCATTCGCCACCTCTCAGTTTACGTTGTCAAGCTCAATACCCTCCATGACGGCTCTGGCTTCTAATACTGCCAGATAATCCGTCATGGCGGTCAGCTGCATATTATAGGTACTTCTCGGGCAGGTCGGCTTAAACGGCAGCGTACCGGCATCCCACTTGTCAATCATGCCACGCAGACCGTAATATCTGATTGCCAACTGATTATACTCAGCCTTAAATCTTTCCTTATAATCTGTGCTATTCATCCCATCCACGGTTTCATTTAATTTCATCATAGTTTTGTCCTCTTTTCTTCTCTTAATCTGGCAAGTGTCACATTCTTCCTGTTCGCACGTTCCGCTACATGGCACCACGTCGTCCACTCCGCCATGAGCGTCGATAGAGCACAACTCTTTTGGTACATAGTCTCCTTCGTACTCCACCATTTCAACCGCAGCGTAGCAGGTTGGTTTCATATCTGCCATATCCGGTTGCTGCTTCTTACAATTACTGTTTTTGCACATCTCACAATATTTCGATACTTCCATTGCTGATCCTCCAAATCTTAATTTTCGTTAATATCTCTCAAATCCAAATAAATACATCCATCTGGTTCGTAAGCTCCGCTTTCCCAATCTGCTTCAAACTCTTCCCAGTCTCCGATATATCTTCCAATCATGCTATCCTGTTCGATCAAGTAAAACAGATCCTTATTCTTTTTCCCATCGACCAGACCACAGAAGATCCATTTGCCTTTTTCTATTGAGCTTTCATAAACAAAAGCATCTTCCCCATTCATAAGCTCGTAAACTTTTTTCCAAAGATTATAATCATCATCTTGGGGATTCGCCTCGTCAAGCATTCTTTCCGTATTGAGGCACACTTTTTTCATGTTCAAATCACCACCAATCTTAATTTTTCGCCGCTTCATCGGCTTCTTTTCTCTTACGCCAAGCACGCTTCACCTCGCGATCCGTGTCATGTACAACCCGACCAGATGCGCACGTAACGCACTTGATTCTCCATCTTGCGCCTTTTGGATCTGGATTATAAAACCGCTCAAAGTGTCCGTATCCGACCGGGACATATGCGCCGCAGCAATAGCAGCGACCCGCATAGAGATTTCTTGCCATGCTACCCCTCCTTTACCATAATCACCTGGGCCTGCCCTACCGGAATATCCATATACTCTCCGGTATCCAACAGCACACCGTATACACCATCATAGCTGCCGATCACGGTACCGCAGAATCTGTGATGCTTATGTTCTGCGCTCATGATTCTTACACGGATATCAAAACCTTTTAAAAGCTTTATCATGCGTCCCCTCCAATCCACTCTTTTACGCTGTTATTGACAATGCTGTCATAGTCAGTGTCGCGTTGCTCGAAGTTGCAAAAGGAATTCTGCTTCTTCTGCTGCCCGCCCTTTTTCGCACTGTTCTGCGCTCTGGAAAACCAGCTATTAAGGTGCCTGTTAATTCCGGCACGAGTCTTTTTATGTGTAGGGTTGGCTTTATTCCATCCAATAAGTGACCTTAACTCCTGTTTAGCATCTATGGCCGGGTAAAGCTTTTGCCACTCTGCAAGCGCGTTTTCTGTAACAGCATACTCAGTTCCGTCAACCAAAGGTATGTATCCAACAACAGGACTGTTGTCTTCCGGCTTTTCTTCTTTCTTTTTCTTCTTAACCACTGGTTTTCCATCTTCATTACCACTGGTTTCTTCCGTGTAGGTTTGTTTCGCCGGACGCCCACCTTTCGCCCCATCAGCCTTGCGCTTGATGTTGGCATCAATCTGAGGCTGTGCCATCTCAAAAATGGACATATACGCCGCGTCACTGCCGTCATCCTCCGGTTCTATTCCATACAGACCGTAATCAATGATGGCCCACAGCGCCTTAAGCTGTTCCGTTTCCGGTCTGCGCTTGATAGCTTTTGCGAAGCTGGCGTAAAAAATGAAGCTATCTCTCATCTCTTCCGGCCTCCCACTCTCTGTAAATCTGGATCCAGTCGGTAAGCCGCATGGTTACCAACCATTCGCAGCGGTCGCGCCGATGGAATACCGCCGGAAGCAGGCCGGGCAGTGCGTCATGTACCGCCTGTGCTACTGCATCCAAAAGCTTCAACTTCTCGACCCGCTTGCACTCAATATGGATGCCTGGGAGACCGATCACATCAGCGTTTCCAGCTGCACCGCAATACTGCTGCCCTCTTCTGGTGTCGTATCCCTCCTCCCGGAGTATCCCGGCAAGCTCGAGTTCTCCACGCTTGCCCTTTTCTCTCTGTGCTTTACCCATCGCAACCTCCAAACAACGATAACTGCCCCTCTACTTGCTGGTCACATTTTTTCATAAAAATCTTTGCGCCGCGTTCTGATTCTTTTATGCTGGCGGCACGTCTTTCTTGTGATAATATCCAACGCTCTGCCGTTTTCCGTTCCTCGCGAGTAACACGGGGAATATAATATCCTTTACCTGTAGCTCCTATAAAAACCGCATAATCTTTTCTGATGCTCTGAATCGCATCTCTTACAACTCGATCATCGAGACCAGTCATGCGGCATAAATCATGTCTTGTTGTCGCATTTTCTCTCCCAATACCTATTGCGTTGTGCACAATGGCTATTTCTTCAGGAGATGCTTTATAGTCTCCCATAGCCCTCCTTTCTGCCCCGCAGGTCAGATATCAGCGTGCGGGGCAATATCAATGGCATCATTATACTGTCGTGACACATTAATCAAAGCCATGAGCTATATGTAAAGCCTTGCGGCGTTTACATCATAAATATTTATCTGCCAATTCCGTGACATCTAAGGATTTTCCCTCTCTCCAAACATCCCAGAAATTAATAGTCCGAGAAATTGGCCGCTCTGATGCCAGATCCACTTTGATTTTTAAAGGAATTGGCACTGCATCACCAATCACCAGAACCTCACCGGGACTGAACATAGTCACGGAATCAATCAACGCATCATCTCCATCCAGAAGCATGCCTTTAATCAAAACCTTGTCATTTTCGTTGTTGAGTTTACCAACGATGAAGTTTGCACACTGTGCAACGATTGTACGATTCAATTCGGACGGTCTCTGCGTGGCAGGAAATAAGGTAATCCCGAACTTACGGCCTTCTTTTGCAATGTCCTCAAAAACTTCCACCATGCGCCGCTGGCTTGCCGAAAGCTGCAGATTATTCGGGATGTATGCGTGTGCCTCATCACACACCAGAACAACCGGCCGGATCTGATCCTTGTCCTGCAATCTCTGCAGATCAAAAATCATCCGGGTGATCACACCGATAATAGGAAGCGCAACATCATGCGGAATATCTGACAGGTCAACATTTTTCACTGCCTTATCGTCACCCAGGAGCAGCTCCAGAAGATCATATAAGTAGCTCTGCTGCTCATCATGAAATAAAAAGCTGTAGCGGCCATCCAGAAGACGATCCTTTAACAGGTTAATCGTTCCCGCCAGCTTGCCGTTGTACTCGCCCTTTGTGGTCTTTGGCTGCCCGGCTTTCTCTCCGGTCTTGTAATACTCTCCTGTATGTACAACCTGATTATCCAGTTCTTCCATCTCACGGATCAGGCTCTGGTAATTAAAATACACGGGCTTATTTTCTTTCCCGTCCGGACATACGGCGTAATAACACTTCCGCAGAGCCGTCATAACTGCGGTGGCTGATTCCTCGCGAATCTTTAAAATATTGGCTACAATATCCTGGAAACCAAACATCCAGATCGGAAAATGGAAATCTTCACCGATTTTAATACTGTGGGCATAGGAAAGGGCACTGTACTCGCCGTGGATATCAAAGACGATCACATTTGCCCCAGGAAGCTTCGCAGTCTCTTCCAGGATCTTCGCCACAGTCTCAGACTTGCCGCAGCCGGTATTGCCGACGATGCAGGCATGACGCTGGAAGAACTTGTTTCCGTCTACCCAGGCCGGCACATCATATGCAGCGTAACGGCCAAGCTGAAAACAATCTTTCTCCCGCGGTGCAATCATATGTGCAAATTCCTGCAGATCAATCTTAAAAATCTGCACGTCCGTAGTCGGATAATCATCCAGAGACTTTACAAAACGTCCATCCTTCAGACTGCCGATAATGGTACAGTCAATCGTTTTGATTCCTGTAATCTCTCCCAGGAAATCAGTCTCCCCGAGACGTTCCTCCGAATCTGTGTCCGTAAGACCGGTTACCATTGTAACCAGGCGGGCCGATGTATCTGATACTTCCAAAAGATCATTAATCCGGACATTCTGGAACTCTGATACGTTCGTCCGAATCCGAACGCTATCACTTAAAATTTTCACCAGTTTCATCTTGTCTCTCCTCACATATCAAGCAGCTCATTGTAGTTACGGATGCGGGCACCTTTTATGGATTTACAGTAATCACATTTCCCACAATATTTCGGTGGTACCACTCCGGCTTTCACTTCTGCAAAATGCTCAATGTTAAAACCGATTTCATCCAAAGCAAGATTTAGGGTATTCTGCGGAATCTGGAAAATATCCAGATCCGGTACCCGCTCCTTTGTGGCCACTGCCAGATAAAACGGAAGCCTCTCTCCAGTAGCTGCTTCCACACCGGCCTGATACACTGCACCCTGCAGATCGTAACGCCACAACGGAAGATTTTTAAAATTGGCCACAATCTTTAAATCCGCAATACAGGTTCCTGGCAGATAACTGTCCATTTTCATCTTCCAGGGAACGCCAAACAGAGTGAAAACCATAATCCTCTGTTTTTCTCCGCTCATGAACTGCATAAAAAGCGGGTCAGATTTTACTCTCCCGATAATTTCATTGGCTTTGCGGAACTCGCTCTTTAACTCATTCTTGCGGGTAAACAGTTCCGGATTCTTCTCCATAAACTGTTTTAAGGTCCCCTCAAAATAGGAATCCACAAAGGATCCCACCAGCAGCGCTTTTGTTACCGGCTGCTGGTATTCCCCGCGAATCTTAGCCATTGCCATTGCTTCGCACTTCATGAAATCCTTATACTGAGAGACTGAGAAAAACTGCCGACTGGCTTCCTGACCGTAATAATTCTGCTCTGTTAATACCATTGCGTTTTTCTCCTCTCTGACTTAATGGAACGGTGTTCCTACCTCTCCGGCATCCGGCGGAATAAAGGAAGGATCCACTTCATCCGATGGCTGAACCGGTTCTTTCTTCGTTACTTTATTGGCTGCCTTTTTCTGCTCATCAGCTGCTACCGCTTTTCCAGTAGTGCGCTGCTTCTTTCCTTCAAATGGGTTGTCCACATCATCTGGATTTGCATCCGGAATCATCTCAAAGTAATCTTCTCGCTTTGCCATGCCGTCCTTTAAAGACTTGTACACGCGCTTCAAACGAATCAGATCATTCATGGTAAAGCTCTCACTTTTGCATCCGATAAACTTTTCGAGCATCTGGATTGTTACACCATAATCGCTCTGAAACAAAGCTGCAGCATCACGCACTAAGTCTATTAACGGTTTGTCTCCATTGTCGCTCAGTAATGTAGCATTACACTGAGCAAGCGCTGAATCAATCACATCACCCGGAATTACGCCGAGAATACAGGCACGGACTCTTCTGGCTCCCTGATTCGCTACCAGCTCATAAATGTCTCTGGGATCTGTCAATGTGATATTTCCATTCTTCGTGCTACGGATGTGCGGAACGGAAAAGATTTTCGTCTGTCTGGTGTTTGTCTCCAGATCCCAGGCATATGCCATAACCTGGCTCTCTCCACTCTTCTGTTGCAGCTCAATGATGCCGTAATCCAGATTACCCCAGTTCTGAGCCATAGCTTCCGCCAGGCGAATAGATGGACCGGTTACCTTTGTACCACCGCGGGGATACTCATACATTGCCTGCTCTGCCAACGTTTTTCTCTTGCACGCCTGCATAATGCGGTTAAAGCTCTGCACTTCGTCACGCGGAAATTTCTTTGCAATCACCATTGCAGCCTGCACTTCCTGTGCCTGGCGGCTGATTGCCATTTCGGTCGTAGTATGATGCTGTGCCGCTGGCATGCCGTTTCCGTAAATATTTTCTACCTGTTCCATTTAGCTTTCTCCTTCCTCCTTTACCCAGTCACAGGAGAAGAAAAACTCCACAAACAGCTGCTTGTCCTTCTCCGTCATCTCATCCAGATGTGCTTTTGCATACTCATACGCATCGCATTCTGGAACTCTGTGGCCGTCCTCCGGCCCTATTCCGCACCACATTAAACACTCCCTACTACGGTAGCATGAATAGTCGTTTCTTCGCCGTCCAGAATGGCAATCATCTCGGGACATTTAACATAGGTCCCTGTTTCCGATCTCAGAATAGCCAACGCAGCTTCAACACGCCCTGCCGTTCTCATCAGCTTCGCAAAATCCTCATACGGGATTGTAACCATATTTTTCTCACCCATCTGTCTTTACCTCCTCATAATCTTACTCTTAGGTTTCTCAACGTTTCGTCTCTCATATTTCTTGCTATTTTTCTCATAAACCTCGGCAACTGTTCATCTGGTATAACGATTGACACGCAAAAGCCCTTATCTTCGTCAAGCGCGTCCACTATTATTCCTGTATATTTTGCTGAAAAAAGTTCGTCCAGCTCTTTTTCATTTATTGCTATACCTCGTGCGCTCTCGCAACATTTATAGTTTTCCATATTGCCTTTCTGGATTAATCCTGTTAAACTGTAACTGTAATTTATTTACCAGTTGGCCGTTCAGCTCCGTCAAGCTGACGGCCTTTTTCTTTGGCTTCGCGTACCCGGTGTAACAGCTTGCGCCGGTCAGCGCCGCCCGGTTCGTTCGGCACATCCTCCGACTCATGCCAGTGCGACAACCGCAAGGGTTGTCAGTGTCCAGCAGATCATAGCAAGCCAAAACAGTTTATCTTCGCACTGATGATGTTCTTCGTATGCTTCCGTTGCCCGCTCTGGGTCACTCATGACGGCCACATAACTGAGTGCCGCCGGATGTCTCCGCTCATGACATTCGATCATCGTATCCACCTCCTAAAAAACAACCGATATCCACACTGCATTGGTAACCAATAAAACCACCGTTGTTACCATCCATGCAAAGAACCATCTTTTTGTACTCCTGTTCGCCTGGTTTATAACTGCCGTTGCGAAAAACTCTTCGAATTCGCCCCAGGATTCGTTTTTCTTCTGCTCTTGCATATGTTATTCCTCGCTTTTGTTCTGATGCGCCACCATCTCGCCGACCTGTGAGCTGCCCCACATCTCGCCCGGTGCCACAACTACCTTGTTTTTCAAGATAATGCCGCTCTTAAATCTGCACATCTTTTTTCTCCTCCGTCTCTTTCTTATCGTTGGCTCTCAGTGTTGCTACGCACATAGCCACAAAAACCACAAAACCGCCGCTGATAAATCCGGCTCCAAATAAAGTCATTCCACGCCTCCATTGAGTTTTCCCGCCTTAACTCAACTCGGAATTGAGTTAAAAACGAATTAAATTGAGTTAAATTGAGTTAAATCAATTTGGACTTCTCTTCGTCCGTTATCCCTGCGGCCTTTAGCAACGGCCACAGTTCCTTTAACCGCATCGAGCCGGGATCTTTTTTTCTCAGCCGATACGTTGCCAGATTCATACCCGCCATCTTCGCCATACGCTGATCGTCCAAACGCTTGCGGGCTTTAATAACATCAAGGAGTATCTGGACATTCTCCCCTTTTTCGTCAGCGTATGTCTTTTTTCTCAGCATAAGACCTCCGCTCTGGTAAACAAAAATCCTGTAAGCATCCAATCTTGTGCGTAAACAGCTAAGTCGTGCGTATCTCCTGTACCACGCTATTCTGATGTGTTTACCACGTTGCGCCTACTTACGGGCCGGAGTAACCGCGTTACCTCCGGGCAAATGGTTTTATATATTTACATTTACATTATCATTTACATTATCATTTACATTTACATTAGGTTTTCAGATTCAAAACCAGTGGTTTCCGAAAAGAAAAACCAGTGGTTTATTATCTTTTCAAAGTGTACGCTGGCTTGCCGTCAATGCTTGTAAAATGGTACCATCTTGTCTCATTATCCTTGCAAAATCCCATGTTCTCGACATCATAGCAAGCACAAATGCCATCATCCTTTGAATAGCCAAATGCTTCCCTTGCCTGCGCAAGAGCTTTCCACAGTGGAATAAATACCCTTTTCATAGCTTATGTACCTCCGGTTAATACTTTTAAAACCTATGGTTAATAACTCTAAAAACCAGTGGTTATTGTTTATCTTTACGACTGTATGGCATTTCGGTAAAATCCCTGTCCTTGTCGTATTTGAAAACGTTCCCGATCTCGCATTGCTTCCACACATCCTCTTTCACATAATAGGTTTGCGTGTCATATTTCTGCTTGTCCTCATCATAATTACGAATTTTTATCTCGTAAGCATCAGGGTAAGTCATCACATATGGCATTAGGATGGTGTAATATGTTTTACCATTGCTATAAATCGTAGGAATAAGCATGGTATCTGCATGGGCCGGGATGAACCTCTTACTGTAAATCTCTCCTTCCGCCATCTTCCCTCTGCATCCAGAAAGCAAAAGAACAAAAGAAAGCGCCGAAATCAATAGATATTTTTTTACCATCATCACCGCCTTGTATTTTCCTACCTATGTACTATAATTTCCATACAGGCGTTGCCGCGCCGAGTAAATGAAAGGAATAATACATATGACAAAAATTTACGCTTGCCTTGCCGGAAGTTGGGTATGCCTTAACGATGACCCAGACTGCCGCATAGGCGAAAATCTACAAGCACCGTTAATCTGGTGGGAAGAAAGCGCTCTGGTTTATGCTCCGGGCAATTCTTCCGAAAAGCAGCTTAACAGTTTGTATGGCTTGGATTATGTCCACATTTTCTATAATGGAAATGATTGGCGCATCAATCCAATTTACATCCAAATCGTGAACGGATAACCCGCTCAGCATCTTCTGGATTGGCGAATTTGAGAGTTTTTTCGAATTCGCCTCTTTCTTTTGCAAAGGCTCCGTCTATGCCTTCTCTTAATTTGATCCAGTCACGGTAGCTGATGCCTTGCAAAGCTTCTATGTATCTTTTCGTTCTGCTCACCTCCTGGTTCTTACTTCTCCTCATCCTCTAAAAGAGTTTCGATACCGACTCCGAAGTAAGTTGCGATCTTCTGTAGCTTATCGACCTTCGGAACACTTCTCCCGCTTTTCCAATCTGAAAAAGTAGATTTTGGAATTCCTGTATCAGATGCAACTCTGTAGTCAGTGACGCCTAAAGAATCGCGGAGCTGCACATACTTTTTATACAAAATATCACCCCTTTCCTTAATAAACTATTGCTTTTAGTTCGGAAATGTGATATAGTTCAATTGTCAGATTAAAAGATTCACATTTCCGAACCGATTATGAAAATCATATCAATTCGTTTGTTATATTTATGATTTCCTAACCATGTATCAACTATAGCACGGATTTCATAAATAGTCAAGCGTTTTAGTTGTGATTTCATAAATATTTTTCAAGGAGTCCACTATGTACGAAATATTTGCGAAATTACTGGAAGAACGTGGCGTTACAGCTTACAAAGTTTCAAAAGCAACTGGAATTGCTGGCTCTACTTTTTCAGATTGGAAAAGTGGGAGAAGCACTCCTAAGCAAGATAAGCTACAGAAAATTGCTGATTATTTCGGCGTGTCTGTTGACTTCTTAATAACAGGAAAGGAGGAAACTGCCGTTGCACAAGAAACACATGTTGATTTAAAAGCGGAATTTAACCGCATCAAGAAACTGTTGGAAAGCGGGGAAAACGCACCGTTGTACTTTGACGGGCAACCCGCAGATCAGGAGAGCATCAACTTGCTGCTCGACCAGATCAAGATATCCGTTGCGCTTATGGAACGTATGCGCAAAAAATAGGAGAGGTAGAACATGACAGATGCAAAAAGGACAGCCGTAGAGCTATCGAAGAAATACCACACAAATGAACCGTTCGAATTAGCCGAACAGTTGGGGGTATATACACAGGTTGGACCTTTGGGGAAGATATTCGGATGCTGCTTAACCATAGCGGGGCAACGCTTTATATATATCAACAGCGATCTGGATACGCCTACACAGAAGATGGTAGCGGCTCATGAACTGGGCCACGCCGTGATGCACCGGGAAGACTACTTCTTTTTTAATTGGATGAGTGACACCGCATACCGAAATCGGGCAGAAATCGAAGCGCATACCTTTGCTGCAGAACTGCTTGTGCCGGACAGCGTTGTACTGGAACATCCTGGATATACATTGAATCAGCTATCCGCATTAACCGGATATGCAGAAAATTTTTTGAAATTTAAGAAAATTTGAGGTTTTTAATGAACACCACAATAAAAGGAATCCGGCAGGAGCTTTTATATTCTGATAAGAGTTTTTTGTTGTCCGAGTTTTTAATGCCATCGAAAGCATCTTCTTTCAGAAAAATAAAGGAAATAGCATATTGCTATGGAGATCATGGGAGATTTGGATATCTGAGATTTCACGAAAAGAATGGTTCTGTTGAAACGTTCTTGTTTCGGAAGAAGAGGAACGAACAGGTTTCAGAATTTTTAGATACCGTCCAAATTGGTTATCCAGATGTGAAACTGAACGAACAGTATGAAAGAATTGATTGCCGATCGGCATATAATTACATGCCCGGAAGAAAAAAAGCATTATGCTGGATATCTGCCTTCATCATTCTGCTGGGTTCATTCTTTTTCTACATGAATAATATGTCTTCCATTATGAACGACAAAAAAATTACGTTGGAAGCGTTTAATCAGTGTGAAATTGGAATGACATATGAGCAATGTGAGAAAATAATTGGATCTGCTGGAACTCCACTTGCTGAGTCCGAAATAATAGATACAAACATGACAGCATATATGTGGTATGCCAATGAATATAGCGGCGCAAACGCAGAGTTATACTTTATGGACGGCAAGCTATATCAGAAAGTACAAATCGGCTTGGAATGATATTCGGGAGCTTGTAGTATGAAAAAAGGGTGTTTATACTGGTTGGTACTCGGCTGGTGGCTCGAACCTATACTGTATTTGATAAAGCAAACTCGCATCGTTGTATGGATAGCAGCTATATTGGTGCTTATCGGGTTCTTGATAATGGCAGGAGCTTTTATCGTTGCTATGGCGTTCATTTTTGCCGTTCTGGCCGTTTTCATCATCATAGCCAGTATGATTATCGGATTGATACAAAAAATCCATTCTCGGCGTGCTTGCGGCACTGATGAAGACCTACACGCAGAAGAGCTTGAAGAGCAAGAAGAACAATGTCAGTCAGAGCAAGTCAAAAAGCAGATTCCTACACCTACAAAGGAACTGGAAATGTCCGATGAACAGGCTTTGAGATACGGCTCAATCTGCAACGCATTCCTGGAACACCAGGAAGAGCAAGAAGAAGCAAATGAACAATGCTGGCCGAAGCCTATAACTGTATGTATTCCGCAATCGGAGATGGTTCCGAAAGAAATCAAGAAAGCAGAGTTGGAACCAGTAAAAAAGCCAGCACCTGCACAGGTAAAGAAGCCAGAAATGTCAGATGAACAAGCTTTAATGTATGGATTGATCTGCAACGCATATCTTAACCACCAGGAAGAAATGGAACAATACGAACCACATGAAAGAAACAACGAAAAAGGCAATATACAAGATGATCTGTGATTCTATGGAACCGCAGACGGAACAGGTATTTGATGTGCTCTTTTCCGGCACATCCGAACAGGATTCGGAGCAAAAGATATACTCCCAAATGCTCCTGAACGGAATTAAGCTATCTACTTACCTTTCGGTACAGATGATTCTTGATCTGCTGATTGAGAATCAGATTGTTGAGCTGGATGAGCGCCAGATTCAAAAACTTCTCTTACAGCAGCTTTCATCTGCCGCAGAGGAGAGGGGGCATTCTCAGGAGTGACGATGCTTTCCAGACGCTCAACACGATTTACTAAGTTATTCCATCGTTTTTTTGATATAAACATAAAATACCATCCTTTTTATTTTTATCATATCAGAAAAACCTATGGTTATATCACCAAAATAAAAAACGCCCGGTGCTACCAACACCAGACGTTTTAAGGATGTGATAAAATCACAAAACCTACACTGATATAATATCACATCCGGCAGCAGTCACGCAAGATAAATTACTAAATCTGGTGGCTGTATTTTTTATACCAAAAAAGGAGTGATACTATGGCAAAAGCAAAGAAATTACCATCTGGATCATGGAGAGTCCAGGTGTTTGACAGATTTGAGGATGTACGTGACAAGGACGGCAAGGCAGTATTGGATGATAAAGGTAAACCGAAAAAAAAGAGAATCTATAAATCATTCACAAACGATGACCCTACACCAAAAGGGAAACGTGATGTTGAGCGGGAAGCTGCTATATGGGCCGCAAGCAAGGAAAACGAATCAAACACCCACGCGGAATTAACATTAGGCGAAGCCACAGATCTATATATAAGCCAGCGTTCCGCTGTGCTGTCTCCTTCAACCGTTAGGGAATATAAAAATTCCAGAAAGCGGGACTTGCAAGGGATGATGAATGTAAAACTTCAAGACATCACGCAGGACATGATACAGGCAGCTATAAATCAAGAAGCACTCTCCCACTCTCCTAAGTCTGTAAGGAATATGCATGGGCTTCTCACTGCTGTCCTTGCCGCTTACAGACCCGGCTTTGCAGTGCGCACGAAGCTGCCAGCAAAAGTTAGGCCTGATCTTTATGTCCCATCTGACGCAGACATAAAAAAGCTGTTGTCCTACGCAAAAGGAACTGATATGGAGCTGCCTATACTGCTTGCTGCGTTCGGCCCGATGCGCCGCGGTGAAATATGTGCGCTGGAATCTGACTGCATAGACGGGAATGTGGTGCACGTTGCTTATGCACTCGTACAGAACGAAAAAAAAGAATGGGTGAAAAAGAGTCCAAAGAGCTACGCAGGGGACCGGTACATCCCTTACCCATCGTTTGTGTCGGATATGTTTAAAGAAAAGTCCGGCCGCATTGTTGATATGACACCGATGCAGATCACAAAGAAGTTTTCCAGGCTGTTAAAAAGGGCCGGTCTTCCACACTTCCGGTTCCACGATTTACGCCACTACTCCGCTTCCATACAGCACGCTATAGGGATCCCGGATGCTTACATCATGCAGCGAGGAGGATGGGGAAACGATGGTGTATTAAAACAGGTTTACAGGCACGCAATGATAAGTCAGGAAAGGAACATGAGCCAAAAAGCAAATGATTACTTTGAAAAGATCGCAAAGTAGTAATTTAACGCGGATAGATAGGGGCGAGAAATGCAGCAAAAACAGGTGTTTTAAAGAGATAGTGCAACACGAAATGCAACACGATAAGCCAAGAATGCTTATTTTAAGCCACTTGTGGCCGAGAGGTCGCAGGTTCAAATCCTGTTGCCCCGATTAACTGGAAAGCCGCATAGAACCTAGATCTTAGGTTTTATGCGGCTTTAGATGTTATAAGTATTTATCACTTGTTGCATAAATATATTGAAAATGATACATTTTTAAAAACTATGCAACACGAAATGCAACACGAAATATTCTGGATGGGCGGTGTTTCCATCGTCTCGAGCACTCCATAGGAAGTGTGTCGGGAACCATTGCAGACCTCAGAATATTCGCATTATTTCACACCAGGACCATGCTCTGGATCCTGATCGTGATTGTGGCGTGCGCTGTCTGGGGTAGTGCCTGCATCAATGACACCGTTTGCCGGATGACCGCCGCCAGCCGGTTTTCCTACGCCCGGGCCGGAATTAACATAGTGACCACAGTCATCATCAGCCGGAGACAGGTTGTGGTGATCGTTGATATCACAGTGTGCTGCATCATGAGGTGCACAGTCGCGGTGTAAAGGTTCCTGGATGTTCATTTCTTTTTCCATAAGATGTTTCCTTTCTTTCTGTAAGATATTTGATACTCACATAGTACTGCTTTTTCACATTTTGAATATCCCCGTTAAATAGTGATTTAAATGGCTTTCACGTATACGCTAATATTTCTGATCTAGGGCTTTCAAACGGTGTTACAGTGAATGATATATTGTCAAAGATGCCTGAACCATCAATGGGATTCTTTTATGTTTTTGATAATAACATCAGTAAGCTCCCTATAACAACACAGGCGAATTTAATAATATTTAAGAGCGGATCTGCAAGTGATATCGTCGAACGTTCAATCTGGACAGGCGAAACATATTTTGGAAAATACGGAGGTGCTAATAAAGTGGAATCTTGGGTGCTGATAAAGTGATTTATTAAACCATTTTTTCAAGCTGAACATGATAACTCGTCCATATATTACGATTACCATCATAATAAACTAGAATACGTTCAGAAGCATCGTACTTAGTATATTCCTGTATTAAGTATTGAGATCCGATACCAACACTAAGATAAACTTTCATTGTAAAAGCAAATTTTAAAGGGCTATTTTTTAATGTTTCAGCATTAGTGTTGCTTGCACAATAATAATTTCCAGGAGTTAAATAGGTGTGCATATCTGAATTATTTGGAATCAATGTTTGGTTTCCACTCAAAGACCACATATTCTTTAAATCACTATATAGCGAGTTGACACCACTGGATAAGTCAGTCATGCCACCGGTCAGCGCCTTGGTTCCTACCTTTGTTTCAGCATCCGAAAGGCGGCTTTCCTGGCCCTGTATAACATCAACAGCAGCATTTAACAGATTTGTCACTCTCATTATTCCCTGTTCCGCGTGATTAAGGTGTTCAGCGTCAATGTCTGGTTCTGAGTTGTCAACATACTCGGTGGGGACATATGCTTCTATTTTTTCAAGCGCAGATGCAAGTGCTTGTGCTACAGGTAAAGATACGTTTTCTTCACTCATAATAATCTCCTTTATTTACTTATTTTTATAGATATAACGCTTATACCTCGTCCAGTTCCACTTGCTGGCGGTATGCCTATGCCAACGCAAACGTATTTCAATTTTGATGGATCGGTTAAATTAAATGTTTGCTCGGTATATGATCCTTCCGAAACCGGAAGAACAAAAGATTCACTATAACCAATTTCCGCAGTATTTACATTCCAGTTTTCATCATAAGGAGAATCCAGATTTTCCATTAAAAAAATTCTGTTTCTATCACTGTAATACCAATTGCTGGTTCGGTATAATATTGTTACTTTTTTTGCTCCTTGCATTTCTATAGGAGTTGTAAAGAAAACTCCAAAAAAAGCATAACCACCGCTTGAACTTCTGTATGATATAAGTCTAAAAGAAATGTTGTGGCTCGGGTCTTTTGTGTATGCTTCATCGTTATCGGCCCATGTTATAAATTTGTCACTTCCGTTTCCGTGGTAAGCATAACTATAATCTCTTACAACTCCTACTTGACCTGGTCCAAATATTCCGAACCAATACGGACAAAGCTCATCATTATTTACATAACCTTGCCATTCTCCAGGCACAGTCCCTATAGATGCTCCTGCTCTTATATTCTCTGGCTTAAGATTCTCCACACCATTTACCGTTATGTCCCCAGTCATATACTTACCAGATACATTGAGTAATGAGCCGTTTGCGACCGGATTAACCGTCATAGATCCCTGCGTAGCAATGTTTTGAGTTACCGCAGATCCTGCATCGACATATCCAGCCGGAATAACATACGTCTCATTGGCTGCAAGCACCTTACTGATCTTTCCAATTTTTTTCTGAGTTCCGGTCTGAATTTCATCGGTTCCAGATCCATAAAACTTTTCTCCTGCAACAACGTCTGCTGGTGTGGCTGTAAGATCTGAAATATCTACTGCGCCGCCCTGGCGCTTAATAATGCACTCTCCCATCAACTGTACCCCTCATAAGTTCCGGTAACTCCAAGTATAGTTACGCCTTTTTTGATGTTTTCTGGCTTAAGTCCGGTAAGTGGTTCCACATATACATCGCCCGTCATGTATTTGTTCGCAGTTTGCACAGTCTGTTTTTCACTGGTTGGATATACGGTACCGCCTGAGCTTGTCTGCAAACTCTGTACCACCTTGCCGTTTCCAGAATGGATACCTTGCGGTATGGTGTAAGATCCATTCAGCGGTAGCGTTACTGTTTCTGCCGCAATCTCGGTAACAGTTCCTGTCTGTATGCTGTCGCTTCCGGATCCATAAAACGTTTTCCCATTCCTAACCTTATCCGGCGTAGCCGTAAGCTGTGAATCATCAAAACCAGACCCGCCACGTAATACTATCGCATCTGCCATACCTACACTCCTTTTATAGCTACGGTAAAATCTACCGTCGGCTTTGAGTTATAGCAATAAAGTGCAAGCTGGCCGCCTCCGGAAACAGCGCGATCAACATATCCATATGCTTTGCCTTGCGCCTTTGCATCTGAGGATGTGGTGCCGTCTGCAATATGTAAAGATATGATAGGCACATCGTTTACCGTCATACCCTGTACTACAACACGCTGAATATAAGGTGCGGACTGAGACCAATCAGCGGCCTTAAATGTGGCATACCGCAACTTTTGTATGTCCTCTATATCATCGGCATTTTGGTTAACCGCCTTATTTGTTGCATTAACATCTCCTGCACTGTAAATATCGCCATCTTGCGTGTAATCAGTGACATCATCAAATGATACTGTTCCATCATCATTCTGGATCATTCGATAGCGCCGTTTCCCAGAATAAATATCATCCTTATAATCCGTTTTTAAACTCATAGATTAACTCTCCTGTTTCCAAAGCCGCGAGATCCAAGATTAAAGCTCAGATGATTCAGCCCCGGCTCAATTTTTTCTGCAATCATCCCGATATCGTAAATGATCTGTTCTATGGCATTTGCCTGCCAAATGGACGTATACGTTATCTTTGCAGGGGTCAAAGGGGTGCTGACCGGTGCATAAAACGCGGATCGAATAGAATTGATGTTTGATCTAAGGCGTTCCATATCTTTTTCAGTGCGGAAATCATTCATGCTCCAGTTCGTTTTGTTCCGCGTAGTGTTTTTGTACCCACACCGATTTAAAAAATAAGACACCCATTTTACTGCCGTTTCTACACGGTTTAAATCCTGATAGTCTATATAAGCTTTCTTAGTAAGAGACTCAATATCGGCCTGAGTCCGATCAAATATAAGCCCATTCAAAATGTCACTCATGAATCGTCACCTTTGCTTTTATTGCATTTCCAAAACTGTAGTCTACGCTTTCAATTACACCTGACTTTTTTCCATCATATCCGGTGTCGATTTCAACTCGCTGACCGACAACTTTATCTTTTAGTAAAACATCTCCGGTAACGCTTTCGGCGCGCATATAGTACCGATAGATCCGGTCTATGGCCTGCTCTGCATTTTGTGCATTTATAAGCGTAGCATCAGTAACTTCTTTAATGTTTTTATTAAATACAATGTCAGGATTTTCCTTTAAAATCTGGCTTGTATTATGGATATATTTCTTGCCTATTATAGTAACTTTTTCTCCGGTTCCAGATACCACCACATAGTTTGCGCCACTTTTTACTACGGCACCTCCAGAAACAGAAAGGTCATGGTAAGGTTCTGAAAAAACTATCTCAGCCGTTCCAGAAAGTGTCTCGTTATAGATTTCCTGTGTTTCAGCTGACGGCTGATATGTATGTGTTGTAAGCCTTATACCGGTCACGATATCAGAGCGTTCCAGGGTTACGCCGTCAAACGTATCTGATGCCGGAAATGTTCCTGTTACATCATTCTGTTGCGGATACATTGCTACGCCATCTACGTTCGATGTGTCAACTATAGCTCCTATCGCAAACGCAATCTGCACCAGAGCATTACGCTTTGTGGTATATGGTATGTACCCGTAAAGAGCCTGATCTGACAAGGACGGGTCTATAGCGCAGGTAAAGTCCTCACCAGAAAAGATATCGGCTACCACATCTTTTACCAACTCCCCAGAGTATATCCCACCGACATACTCATTTCCGTCAAGGACACCCAGCGCATCATGCGCATCCAGGTAATAATCAAAGACATTTTTCCTAGCTCCATTTTTAAGGTAAAAGTTCCCAATCAGATCATTATCAAAAAAAAC